CATACGAATCGAAACAATGTCTGCAAGAACTGCGGAGCAATCGGTCAGCATTGGACTCTTGATTGTCCGACACTGGGGGCTTCTGAATGACTAATGCGCACTATAAATGCGACTGCGGACACCTCATGGGATTACCAGCTGCACCTTCCCCGGTTGTTGGCTTAGCATGTGGGAATTGCAACACCTACTGGAATATTTCTTACTCACCAAACCGACTCCTCGGCGTGGTCAGCGAATGGCGATGCTCTGGTTGCAATACCAACAGCGCTCGATGTCGAGACACTTTTTGGAATCGGGACAAATGCAAGAGCCAGGATCAAATCATATCAAAGTCGCAAGTTGCGGAAATTGAAGAATGACGATTAGGTAAAGCAATCGCTCGCACCAAACAATTCTTTCGTTTTGTTCTTTGTCGATTGGGGCAACCGGTTCTGTCAAACGCATTCAACTCACTCAGAACATTAAGGTGTTTCCATTGTCGGCAAGTTTTCTTGGAGGTTGTTGGGCGCGAATTGGCCCCGATACGAGACCACGATTCAAGCCGAACCGAATCCAATCGGGAATGGCCCCAACGGACACTGTATCGTTACCGAAGGCTTCATTGAAAGGGTTCATCACCCGTGAGTTTCGGACATATGCTCGTAGAAGTGGGGTGTCTAACATTGCCTCGCTTGAGTCGGCTGAGTAATTCAACCAAAAGTTGCGAGCCGCTGTCCCGTCAATCATCCGCTCGGGTCGAATTCCACCGTACCGCCATTGAGGGAAAATTTGCCCGACATTGGCGGCCTTAGGAATTACACGGCCTTGATTCATAAGTTCAATTCCTTGGGCAAGTGAGCGTTCACGAATCATGCCAAGTCCGTATTGAGTGGCGCTCGCCTTCGTAGATTTGACTTTCAACATGAACGAAAAAGCAAGGTTTTGAATGTTCACTTCATCGATAGGATTGACATGGATGAACATCGTGAAATAAACCGCAGGTGTGTAGAATGAGAACGACGGTCCAGCTCCAATTTGAGGGGAGGGGAATTGGTCAAGGCTGAGATAATTCGTAGTATTGATATTAAATGATGATGAAACCGCTTTGAACAAAATCGTATCATTAGCGGCTACAGGGCCACGATTTGGTAGTCCAGCTGTTAATAGCATGTTTGAATAAATCACCGGGTACGGGGTCACGAACATCTCAATAAATGCCGGATTTTCTTCATTCGTGGTACATATTGAGTCTTGAAATATGTCACATGCAAGGATTTCATGGCGAGAGGAGCGACGCAATTCAATCTTTTTTTGAACGATAATCAAGTTCTGAGATGAAAGAATACTGCTCTTTTCAATACTTTCTCTAATGTATGATACGGACATTTCACTTCATCTCCTTCTTTGTCAATGCGTGAGCCTTTTTTACTGCTCGCTTGAATCCGTCCTTGGCCCATTTACCGGATTTCAATTTGTAGTTGCCCTTGACCTTCTCAAAGTGCCTTGAATAAGCCAAGTTGTACTTTGACGGCTTACGGGTACCTTTTGCCTTAGAAGTCTTCACAGGCGTGCTTAGAACGGCCTCTGTGGCCTCCATAGCATCCGTGGGCATCACTTGAGTGAGAACCTCTCCTTCTTTGATGTAGATTTGAAAAGAAGGGGTTCCTTGAATCATATATGCTTGATAGGCAGGAATAGCCACCATATCAACGGGAAAAACTGTTTCTTGGTCACCAAGAATAAACCCACTAATGGCCCCAAGAGTAGTGCCCACGAGGTTTCCTGCAACCGGAACAACTGAACCTAAAGTGCCGCCCATCCTCGCTCCTTTGCGAGCATTAGAAACACGGTCTCTTAGGCGTTCATCCCGTTGCTCTTTAGGGAGTTTCAGGTCATCACCAATGCGTGTCGTATAGAAACGACCTTCACTATCGTATGGCAATTAAGCCACCTCACAAGTCCTGGGCTTGGGTGAGCATCTCGGTCATGTCGGCTTCGGATAGTTTGACAGGTTCGCCAATTATCATCAAATCAATTTCAAGGGTTGCTGTAGCATACTTTCCGACATTGTCACATGCGACACCGACGAGCAAGTCACTTACGACATTGTAGCCGTCGGGGTGAAGGTCGGGTGTGCCATAGAATCGAACGAGGTTGTTTAGAGTAGCGGCTACTCCGTCAGCACCGAGGGTGACACTGGTGGTTTGTTCAAAGAGGTTGATGACATCTGGTGAAGCAATGCCGACATCAGCAGCGTTCTCGTATGCTGTGGTGGTTGTAAAGACCTTGATAGATGCGTCACTGTCGATGCTGAGAGTCGGTGAAAGTACTCCATTAGCCGCTGTAGGGATTCGGAGGTTGTACCGAATCTCTTTGATAGCCATGCCTTCTTTCTTGACAATGTTCACGAAATCGGATAAATCAACACGGCCATAAACCAAGTCTTGGTCTCCGTTTGAATCAAGTGTAAATTGCAGTCTGTCTCGTAGAATTAAGTCGCGTGAACCTTTCGCCATGCACCTTCTACCGGCCGACGGTGTATAAAGTACACCTATATTTTCTCCTTCAGAACTCGGTGTATAAAGTACACCTATATTTTCTCCTGCAGAACCAGCTGGACCCCATCTTCTCACGAGCGAAGCGAGTAAAACAGGCTTCAAGGCGTACTGGGGCCTGCCCCAGTCGTCGTTTGAAGCCGATTTGTTCCATCAAACCTATATCGTAGTTGGTCCCCACAGGGGTTAGTGGGGGCTGATATGCTACCGCCTATACGCATTGTAAGTACATACGCATTGATATAGTAGTGGCCCTTAGGGTAAAACATGGCGGAAACACCAAACACGGAATGGATAATTGATTTTATCCGAGGCATGACTGAGCGACAAGAAGATGTATTGTATCGAATGATTCATCAAGGGGATTTCATCCTCTCTTTGGAGGAGGAAGAATTTCTTCTTAGTGTTGCAGAAATGCAAGACGAAGAAAATTATCAAGAGGAAGAAGAATGAAGAACAAGACGATTTCACTTTGTGAACGCTCAAGCATTGTCGCTTCTCGTATGCCCAACTTCTCTGGATGGGTTCGTGAACAACTTCTAAAGTATCAACCACCGGTTGAAGTGAAGGTTGAAGTGAAGCGCCATACGAATCGAAACAATGTCTGCAAGAACTGCGGAGCAATCGGTCAGCATTGGACTCTTGATTGTCCGACACTGGGGGC